TTCATGTCTAAGCTTTAGAATCCTTGGCATGAGTTTCAATAAAGAAGGTCTAAACAAGGTGCCCTTTGTCTTTACTTCATTATCAGCAATCTTCTGATAAAAAACAGAACGAGCCTTATCAATATAAAACTTAACATCCTTAGAAAACCCTGGAACCTTCATCGCCCTTGGTAACAAGATTTCAAATAGTAATACAAACGGGACCATGGTGTATGCCTGAACAAGGCACTCATCAAAATCAAATCCTATACTCGGAGACATTTCTCCCTTATTACTTATACTGGAGAATTATTCCCACTAACTGGCTGAGGTATTTCCTCTTCTGATGGACTATCATCTGCTATCATACAGGCTACATCCTTCTTCTTACGAGATGATTCGGGTAATACAAATTCACCAGCCTTAGCCTTTTCTATATCTGCCCAGAAGTCATCTAGCTTAGGCTTTAAAGAAGCAAACCACGCTATATCTCTGTAAACACGCACATGATGGATTTTCTCGCACTTCCATGTGTTAGTTTCAAGAACACGTTCATTCAAACCAAGGTCTGGTTTCCAATCCATATCACCAACTGGACCATAGAGATACTTACAAGGAAGCCATTCCCTTTCTTTCTCATTGAAACACCCTACAACTACGATTAAACCATACCATCCAGAAGCAGGTTTAATAAACCCATCTAAATTGTCTACAAAATCAAACTTAGCTTCCACGTATTCGCAAGCACGAACACCAGTTACTTCTAGCTGTAACTGCATCTGATAGAAGTATTCCATAGGTACCTTCAGCCCTATGGTCCTTGATTTAGGACACTTGATCTCTAGAAGATGACCACCTATATCGGGTTTCTCTAATGAACGGATAATTAAGCCATCTGGGCTAGCTGCTAAACGCTTATCTACTAAATGAACAAATCTTCCTACATCGTGAATAATAGCTTTCCAGTGATTTTCCAGCAAAAGTTTTACTACAGGTTCAAAGCAAATTCCCCAGTCAAAAGGATTCATGTTTGACCTTAGGACTGCTAGATTTGTCCCACGCCCAGACATCTCAAGTTTCCCCGCTTTTTGCATGACCAAGGTGCCACGTTCTCTGGGTGAACCAAAGACCTTGTATAATTCAGAAGCTGTTAAACACCTCTTAAATTCAGTATACCAGTCTGCGGTTCTTTGTGTTGTCTGGGGTCTGTTCATTAGAGCATATGTCTTCTCATGTTCAACAGCAGAGACAAAATCATCATCTTCCCACTCGGAATAAGCTTCTAAAAGCCCAGTTGCGATAGAATTAACTAGATCATCCTCATTATCTTGTATGGAATCAATATACTCGCGCATAGAACTCCTCCATTGTTTTGATAAATCTACATGCGTAGGTTTTGGAACACATTCTGACCAATCTTCAAGACATTGTGATAAATGGTCTAAACTAATCATTACATGTTCAGGTATTTTTTTAGTTTTCATTTTTACTGGTACTAACTCATTAGGCTCTGATGTTTCCTTATTGGACTCCATCGCTACTAATTGGTGTCGGGGTCTCTTTGCTGGAACGCTTCTTTTGTGTACCTGTAGCCTTTTTCTCGAGTAGTTGATACTTAGTACGCCCTGTAGACGCAGAATGTGATACAAGCCCCTTTACCTCCGTAATTTGTTCCTTTTCATGGTCATATGTGACAGCCGCCTTTGAACTAAGCATTTTACGATCAAGTCCCGCACATAGAAGCTTAAATAATGCAGAGCTATCTTCCTCACACAATTTCATTTTCTCCGTCTCACGAGCTACATATTCTCTAAGACGCCCTATACGTAGCCCACGCTCTAACTTATGCCACGGACGCTTTAAGGCGTTGTCGGCATCCTGCGATAACATTTGGAATGTCTTCTCAGCGAATCCAAGTGCGAGAGCACCACTCATATCAAGATTTGAATGTGATTTTCTTTGAGTTTTAGTTCTAGACTCCTCGCTCATTCTATATATTTATATAATGAAAGCCTTAGATAGATGAGTGATCCTTTAACTAAGCCTAATCCCGATGAATGGAAAAAGAAAGCTATCGATTTAACTGAGCGCATAGATGTAATTATACAAGACTACAATGATATATTAAGTCAATGGGAGGATGTACGTGATGAAGCAGGTGAGTCAGGTAAGCATGAGATTGATGAAATATTTACTGAATTGTCAAATGCAAGAGAACACTTATGTAGTCTAAGTGGTGGTTCAAGAAGAAAGGGGCGCAGTCAAAGAAAACAACGTAGAAGTCGTAAGCAAAGGCGGTAGACCAGTAGTTGCCCAGAATTCCTGTTTGAAGACAGGGCACGACCACAGCGCAGTTGGAATTAGGAATATTTTCCAGACATCATCTTCTGATTTAGCTGGATCCTCAAGTTCAGACCACTGATAAAAATCTGACATATTCAACTTGGTACTATCTATGTTTGCATACATAACACCTTGTTCAGTCTTTAAAGATATGAGAGGAAAACCATTCTCCTTGAGCATCTTCTTTACTTGCTTCTCTGTGTCATCTGTATGCCAGAATGACTTTCCGCCATCCGATAAGAATAGATTTACCTTAAACCAGTTTGGATTTGACGTATCTATGAAATACGGAAGGAGTATCATCTAAATATAAGAATCCATAAGAGTTTAGATGTCTGTTCCTATCCCAACAGTTGAAATTTCGAGTGTGCCATTGCCTCAGTTTGTGCCTCGTTCGCGTCGTGAAGAGATTACACGTGACACTGCTAATGCTAGAAACCTTGAGCTACAACGCTCGGTCGCTCCAATTCAACAATCATTCTTCCGGCCTGAGCCAGCAGGGTCTACATTTGGTCCTAAGCTAGAAGTGAGTTATGATAGTCAAAAGGGTTTGGCTTCAAGAAATAAGCCTCCCACTTCTGTGCCGGCGCCCTCCTTTGACCCGGCAGGACCCAAGCTAGTTGGAAATGTCTTCTTTGACCAATATGCACCCGAATACGACCCTCGCAATGTAGTGCGTGAATTACGTGGATCTGTCAAGGATGATAAGACAAATCGTGGTGAAATCGAAAGTCAACGTATCTTATCTAGAGGCTTTTCCAGTAGATACGTCCCTCAAGGTTATGCCGACCAAGAGCAATTAAATAGTTTAGATGCATTTGAACAATTGAGGCCAAAAATTGATGATTTATCTAGGCAATATAGAAGCTACGAATGAGTGAAGATGATAAATCAGTACCAAGTGTTCCTGAGACCCTTATACTTGCTGAGACCTCCGTATTTGATAAGATGGATGTTTCGATGATGGAAGTAGTGAATTCTGTGCGTAGAGTTCACGGTGAATACTTCATTGGTGGGCTATTCTTAGCACTAACAAAGCCAAATATGGGATGGGCTTTGCTAGGTCTAACTCTTTCACTTCCCACTATTATAATCCTGAAACATCCCGAGTGGATGCGAATGTTCAAGGATGAAAAGGTCGAACATATGTTACTTCTTATGCTTATTATAATGGCGTCAGATATGTATGCTATGCATTGTTTTACAAGATCTTTAGGGTTTAATTGGCCAGGTTACTAATATAATCTAAGCAATAAATATAAGATGGCCAAGTCACGCAAGATGAGATCTTCCAAGAAGGGAACCCGTAAGATTTCCAAGTGGACTGCCTTCGTTAAGAAGATTTACACTGAGATGAAGAAGAAGGATAAGAATGTAAAGCTCGGTGATGCCATGAAGGCTGCGTCTAAGCGCAAGTCTGAGATGTAAATTTATTTAAGAGAATACTTGCATAAAACATCTGACATTTTTATCAAGTGCGATAAACCGTCTGATGTTTCCCCTGCCAGATCATAAAATACAGTTTTTTTATCATCTAATAAATGACCATTAAAAGATACATGTTCTGTAAGTAATTTAATATCTACAGAAACTATATCCATAGGTATATCATATATTGCTCTATTAAAATATGGTTGTTCAACCCACTTGTATTTAGTAGAATAATCACATAATTCATGAATACGAGAAAAAAATGCGTCTCTTAGATGCTTACCTATTATAATAAAATTAGATGCATTGAACCCTGGTAATTTATCAGATACTGGAATTTCTTGAGGAAATCCTTCACTGTAAAACTGATGATCAAGTGTAGTCCCCACTGTAAAATACATAGTATTATACTCCGCCTTATCAATTATATTCCTGAAAGGATTTATAACGATAATATCAATATCTGAATATATATAGGCATCTTGTTTATATTCACTAAAGACATACTTGTGCATCATACCCTTTAACGGTGTATCTGGCTGTTGAAATCTATGAATCTCAAAATCACACTGTATCTGTGGAAGAATATCATGAAACACTGTAGGATAAATATCTAAATATTTAATTGTCTCATCATCCATATGAATATGTAACATGTCACCAAACTTAAGACCTCCATGTTTAATTACCATGGTTAACCATTGATAAAAAATATTCAGATATAAATTATCCTTAGGGTCCTTACCCTTTAAGGTATAGACTACGCAGGCAAGACATATCGTCTTCATTTATTTATGAGTTAAAATAAATTTCAAATATCCGGACGCAATAGATGTTAGCATCGGCCTCGGTCCTATGTAGTGAAATTATTATGGCATCATATCCTATTTTAATCAAATCTGTTCCTACTAATCTTTGGACCCAAATGGTGTCAAGATTTTTAGTGTATTCTGTGGCTGCCTTCAGTGCCGTGGTTATAACAGGAAATTCCAAACAATTCGCAGACATTTCTCCTTTAACGATGGGTGGAGCTGGACTTCTAAATTTAGGCCATATAGCCGTGAGTTACAAGGCGTTTTCTGAGTTATCTCCAGGCAATGCTATGGCCATTTTCTACACCTACCCTATTTGGAACATATTAGGCGCATGGATCTTGCTGGGTGAAGTGATACCCATGGAATCTGTTCCGTGGATGCTGATGGCCTTGATAGGAATGATTTTAGTAGCCCACCCTGAAAAGGGTACCATTCTTGATTTAGAGAAACCTATTGGAACCTTGTGTGCTTTACTAGCAGCATTAACAGAGACAGCTATCTATTTTTACTTCAAGCTAATGAAGGAGAAAGAAGGTGGCTTCAAGGGCCTCTTCGAACTATATGGTGGAGCGGGTCTATGGATGTTGCCTGCCTTGGTCTTAGGGCAACTCGGCACAAAACCAGGTGGCTTCGAGATACCCAAGATAGACTTTTCCTGGAAGGTCTGGCTACCCATGATTATGTTCAATCTGTTCCTTGGGTTTACAGGTTACTCTCTCAGAGTGAATGCGATTCCATATGTCTCTACGGCAGTTTTCAGCATGTTGAGTTTCTTTGGAGTTGTGGCTGCCTATCTATTTGGTTACTTGTTCAATGGTGAAAAGCCTTCAACAAAAGGAGCGATTGGAGCTCTAATGATTACAGTGGCCAATGTGGTTTTATTGAGCAAATAAGAATTCTTGGGAGAGAATAGGATGGATAATAAAAAATTTAAAAACCAGACTGGAGGGCGAACTATAAATATATTAATAAATGGCAAAGTGACAACAGTACATATTGGAGACGGGATACATGGTAGTCTTACAGGTTATCTTAGTAAACGTGAGGCTGATAATAGAATAAACCCAATTGGTTATGTTAAAATGAATAATATAACTAAGGAATTTCAATTATTTCGTGATAAAGCAGAGTATGATCAATTAATAGCAAATTTAAGAGGACAAAATGCTCGTCAAGTTGCCCCTCCACCTGAGGTTACTCGTATACCTGAGGTTGAACCTGAGCTTGCTACTGTAGAAGAAGCTCTACCTGAGGCTAAAGCTGAGGGTGAGGCTCTTGCTAATGCTGTTGCTCAGAATGATAATGAGGATGATGATGAGGCTGAGGGTCTTGCTGATGCTCAGAATAATAATGAGGCTACTACGGTTGATGAGGGTGAGAATGAGGATGAGGCTACTACGGTTGCTGAGGCTGAAACGAATGAATCAGTTGAAGTAGATACATCTAATAAAGACCCATGTGGTATACTATATCACCCATGTTCTGGAAATGTTATTACAGAAGAAAACCCATTGAATATAATACAAAAGAAATTAATAGAATTACAGAGAAAACAGGCAGTATCCCACTTGAAAGATACACCTACAGAACTCTTGAATAAAAAACGCTCAGATTTACTATTATGGTTCTTAAACCAAGATTTTAAGGAATTAAGTAATATTAATGAGGATACAATACTAAATTATCAAATAGATGGACGTTCAAATGCGATGTCTCTTTTTGAGAGTTACTGGGATATATTAATATCACTTGGGCAACTACCTGGATTTGAAATTACAAAAGAAAGGTATATGTTTGATGGTAAGGTTGAATTGTTGAAAGCTATTCCAGATTCTATACCTGAAGGAGATAAGTATTTCTATTCAGATATTTTTACTTATTTATCTAAGCGTAATATACAAACAAGTAGTTCTGGCGGTGCAAGTGATATAACGGTATTTAAATTACCATCAGTTATTAGAATACAAAAATCAGATCCCTGTTCATTTTATGAAGAAATAGGAGCAGATGAAGCTACAGATAAACCTGGGTTTATATTCGCGAGTGCAAAAAAATATAAAAAAGAGAAAAGTATAAGTCAATATGATATACAGAATATATACACTGCAGCCAAGGGAATTGACCCAAGTAAATACAAGAAGAAAATTGTACTGCTTGTATCAGATGAAGAGGCAGTAAAGTCAACAAAAAGGGGTGCCGCGCGTAAATATATATCTCAAGAAGCAAGTGATATATATGGGCAAGAACAAATGTTTAGTAATTTAAGATCATTGTATGATAAGATAAAACACATTGAGAGGCCTATAACATGGGATAAAATAGAATATTTATTCCCTCTAGCATCTGAAACTACAAAGGGAACTAAGAATTTAAGATTACAGCTTCATCAGAAAGTAACAGTAGATATATTAAAAGATAGAATAAATGAATTTAGAAGTTCACCTGGATCTCATAATCGATTTTTAGTTGGAATTCTTCCTAGGGGTGGAAAGACATATATTGCAGGTGGGCTTGTTCGTGAATTACAGCCACGTAATGTAGTAGTTCTTCTTGGAGCAAAATCTGAAACACAATCACAGTTTATAGGAGAACTATTTGAATATTTTAATGACTTCAATGACTATAAAATTGTAAATGTTAAAGATGAACTCGATCCTTCCCTACAATCTGGCTCACTCGACCCTACATCAAAACATATTTTTGTTATGAGTATAGAATTATTTAAGACACAAAATCATCTTGATAGAAGGCCATTGTTAAAGTTATTACGAGGTCTATTACCTGGACAACGATCACCTATTGATCTATTCATATCAGATGAAGCACATTTAAAACAGGCTACACGTCGTGCCGAGGATGCAGTTGGGCATGCTACTGTAGTTGGTATGGTAAGGGATGAAGATGATGAAGGAGAAGCTGTTATTGACGATACACTGGACCATTTTTCAGCGATACCCATTGTATATATGACTGGTACTTTTGATAAGCCTAAGAGCGCATTTAAAATTCCAGATGAAAATACAGTTGTATGGAGTTATGCGAATGTTCAGAAGGCAAAGATGTTAGATGAAAATATAGAATACTTTACTGATATTTATGGAGAATATTTTACAAACGCCCTTGAATATATGATTAAAACAGGTGCTCCTGATGAATTAAATATTATTATGAAAGGGTATCAGACTTTTCCAGAAATGCATTTAATGGAAACACACTTTTACCCAGGCGTAGAAGATAAACTATTAACCCAGGGGAGTGAAAAGGGTATACCTGAAATGAGCAAACTATTTATAATAAATCAAGCAAATGACTTTTCAAATCCGCGTAATTGGCACCTTGGATTTCAGTTTGATAAACAAATGCGTCGTCTTATTAATTTTCTTGGACCAGATTTCAATCAAGTTATAGAAGAAGATTCAGAAGATGATAAAATGACGGCAGTAATGACGAGCATAGATAGGATATCACAGAGAACGGGTGATCGCTTGAGAAATATGACATCCGATTTTGTTCAACACTCACAGCTCTGGTTTTTCCCAAAAATGACAGGAAATCCACTTGGAAAACGTATGATGGCAATGGCAGGAATTATATCAAGACATAAGTGGTTCAGAGATAACTTTGTAATATATGCAGTATCCCAAGTAAAATGGCAAAACGAGTTGCGTGATGTACCAGCAGAACTCAAAAATGATGAAAATCATACTGTAAGCATACCAGTCGATGGTGGTGAACCTGGTATATTTAGATATTATGTATCAGATTCTAAAAAATCATTGAAAGAGCTTGTAATCGAAGCAGAAATATCCGCAAGGGCGCAGAAGAAAGGTCTAATTATTTTAGCACAAAATATGTTAAATTTAGGTATTTCATTACCATGTGTAGATATAGTAGTGTTGCTAGATGGGGGTGAAAATGTAGATGAACGGATACAAAAGATGTACAGGGCATTAACACCATCCCCACAGAAACGAGACGCATATGTAGTAGATTTGAATTATTTTAGGACAGTAAAGGCTATAATGGAATATTCTATAAAAGAAATGGCGATACGTAAAAAACGTAATCCAATGAAAGAGGAAAAAAAGAACATGTTGAATGATATGTTTAATATCTATTCATTTAATGATGACATGGATTTATTTCAAACAGAAGAAAAAAGGGACAAGCATATACAAGAGTTATTAGATGTTCAGGAAACTAAGGATTATAAATTACCTACTGACCTCGTAGACGCAGGTAAGCAAATTAACAGAAATGTAATGGGTGCTATAAATGTAGATCCAGAATATTTTGGAAATATAGAGGTTTATAAGGAAGAATCAAAGAAACAAAAGGAGCTTATACGTGATATGAAATCTAGACTAACAAGGGCAAAACCTCTTGTTCTAGCTGAGTTATTTCCAGGTGAGCCTGAAGAAGAATTATCTAAAAAAACTAAAGCACAGATCAAGAAGGGTCAAGAAGATTATGATAACAAGCGCTTAGCATTCTATGATATATTTAGCAAATTACTACGATATGGCGTATTTGCAACTAACTATGAAAGTATTAGTGAATTCAAGGAAAACCTTCAAATAAATGATGTGCTTAAAGAGGATGTAAGAGAGTTCTTGATTAAAAAACATGTAGTAAAAGAGACAATTACTACGGAACGATTAATTAATCAGATCATATTACCAAATCTTCAGAAAATAATAGATAGTCCTAATAAGGAGACTTCTTTCATTGCTATGAAAGAATATGTGAATGATGATAGCAAATATCCGGCACAAGTACAAGATGTATTAAACTATATAAATGATCATTTAGCACCAAAAGACGCTGAAAGGCATAAGTACGGCGAGGTATTTACGCCAATGAGCCTAGTTCATGAAATGTTAGATACGTTACCAGAGGATGTATGGAAAAATCCTAAACTAACCTGGTTTGATCCTGCAAATGGTATGGGTAACTTCCCTATAGCGGTATTCCTACGTTTATTCTATGGATTCCGCACGAAGGCTGGTAAATATGTTGGATTAATGGAGGAAGGTGAAGGCAAATACAATCCTGGTTTAACAAGAGAGAAGCCAAGCGATGCTCTAAGAAGGCGCCACATCGTTCAGAAAATGTTGTTCATGAGCGAATTAAATGGAAAGAATGTTGCTATTTCTAAGAAGTTATTCACAAAACTTGCAGATGGCCTTGAACCCAATATCATAAAAAGAGACTTCTTGAAGGATACCCCTATGGAATTTAATGGTGAGAAAGTAAATGAGTTTGACATTGTTATGGGGAACCCTCCATTCAATAAAGGCGCGGTTCGTGTAGCTATGGTTACAAATAAAACAAGAAAAGAACGAAATGAGTTTGGATCAGATAAAGCGGAATCTGGATTTTGGTTCAAGTTTGTTGATAAAGTCCTTAGAAAGGGTATACTCAAACCAACTGGATTTTTATTATTTATTCACCCTATTACATGGTTCAAGCCTGATAAGGCGGGGGCGCACGATTTAATATTATCAAAGCAAATACGTAATATAAGAATATACACGGATGCTGTTAGTAAGAAACTATTTGGTGGCGCGGGTGAAATAACAGTTGCTTATTATTTACTAGAAAATATAGAACCCAGTATTAAAACTAAAATTATAAATATGAGTGATGGTAATGAAGAACTTAAATTAAATAAAAAGTCTATTATAATTAAACAAGGCAATACTATATTCCAAAAAATACGAGATAAATGTAAATTATTTGGAAATGGTGAAGGGTTAAAACATACTAGTATTAAAGAGTGCTCAAATACAGGGCCACATAAATTAATTACTATACTAGAAGATACTGGAGAAATTAAGTATGTAAAATCATCTGTAGCACATCCCGATCAGACAACTCCAAAAGTTATTGTAGGTGGTATTCCTAAACCAATTGTATTATTTGACAAAGATGGTGAATATGGGATATATAAACAAGGTCAAAGACATTATTTTGTAGGTGAAGATTTGAATAAGATTAATGACTATTTCAAAACAAAATTATCAACTTACATACTTAAATTTGCGAAGTATGAGCAAAAGTTTATAAAGCCCGCTTATTATCCTGATGTTAGGGCGATACCAGAGGATGAATTAAAAGATAATGAAGGTAATATTACTCGTAAAATTAATGAGGAAACATTAGCAAACTATTTTGGATTTAATGAGACTGAAAAAGGTGAAATAGATAAAATGCCACTTCCAATTCATCCAGGGCCTGATATGATAATAAAGATATCATGTAATGATCTAAAAAAGAAATCTTCTGAAGAAGGTGATAGTGATGGTGAAACTGAAGGTGGCTCTAGAAAACCTCATCGGTTCACCCGTCGCAAATCACGCAACTAGCCTCCAATAGCGTGACCACTTTCCAGCAGAATCTGGCCCTGCCAGAGAACGACCATCAATGCCATTATAATCAGCCTCTCCAATAATCTCTACATCGCGATATAGAGACCAGAAGGGTTGAATCAAATGACCACTCTTTAGATGTGAAGAAATCTTCTGTACATCTGAAGGGTTGAAGTTTTCCTGAACGGAGTTGTGGCATTCAATACATCTATGGCGACCGCGAACAAAGAGGTGGCCACAGTTGCGAGGTGTAACGGCAGTACAAAGGGAACTCATGACGCCTGACTTTACATCAGATGTCAGACGGACAATGAGGCCCTTCTTACCATCAGGGATAAGGATTAGAGAGCCGATAGGAATCTCAATACATGTGTTTGCATACTTTGTTCTAGTACGAAAACCATCTGGATCTTCCTCGTATTCAATAATATCTTGCTTGGTATGACCCCAGGGAACGTGAATAGTGTTACCACGCAACACTGTATCTAGGGGATCCATATTCTTCTTATTACAATTCTGGCGAATATATGCACTTGTCTGGGTATCTGTTTGAACATCAGAAGGGATATATCTAGGCATCTTTTTGGTACACGAATATGGTACAGTTTGACATTCAATTTTTTCAAGTAGTGACCAAATTTTTCACCATCTGAACAACTGTAGAAATAGGAACCGAAATAGATAAATCTGTTGAACCAAGCCTTGTAGATGCTCTAATATGACCATCTTCAATTCTAAAGGAGTTAGGCGTTACACCTAGACCATGCTGACCCTTGAACTTTTCCATATTCTGGGTTCTCATAGACAGATTACACGTAGCACAGACGGGTCTCAGATTGTCCACCGTGGTCGGACCACCGTCTGCTTCTGAGATAACGTGACCACAATGAAATGAATTCATTTTGATTTCATTTATTCCGCAACACAGACATTTAGCCTTTGCAATGTCATCACCGATCCACCTTTGCCACGTTAGATCCTTTACCACTTTAGGAATGGATTTCTTTTTAGGCATTATCCTACTATATACTTAGATTTGAATGTATTTGTCGTACTTACGGATATCTTTTAGATAATCGTGTATTTCATCCAGTTCAATCTCTTTTTTCATAAGGTTGAAATATTGCGGAATCTGATGCTTTAGCTCAATGACCTCATTAGATGGTATGGTTTTAACTATAGAACTCACTGCTCTTTGTACCTCAGGTGACCTCTTTTTATTGGATCTGAGTAGATCTTTGTCATTATCACCCTGTATATTTACTCTGTCTCGTTCCTCACTCTGGAATTTCTGAACTTGTTTTGTAAACCTCTTCTCCTTTTCCAGCTGTTCCTTTTCCTGTATCGTTGCTAAGACCTTTTTCTCAAATTGTTTTTTCTTAAGACGCCTCTCAACTTCAGCATCAATGAGTTCCTGCTCCTGTCGCTTTAATTCTAGTTTAGATAACTCATTAATCCTAGTTGTAGTTCTAATGTGATTAATGGCGTAATGTTTTATTCCATTTATATCACCTGCACTCGATTTACCGTAACTATTGAGAATAACATCATCCACTTTTTTATCTATTTGTGGCTTTATAAAGAGACGTAAATACCTTGTACCAATCTTCATATATAGTTCTGTTATTTCTGGTTGACCAGTTGAAGGTTTATCTGTATATTCATGACTTATACCATTTTCTATGAGTAGATCTAGAATAGTATTTGTATCATAGAGAAAGTGTAAGGCCTGGGCACGGCTTATAATATGGTCATATGAAGTTTTACTGGAGCCTTCTAGAACAGTTGATTTATTATAGATTCTATCTACGTAATCATTATATACTTGAGACTGTTTTTTAGACTTGATAACTCCAAGACACTTTGTAAAGACCTCATATAAATCAGTTAACATGTGTCCTGAGATAACAGTTTTTTCTCTTGATATACCTGGGCAATCTGTTAAATATGTATAGAAATCGGTAATTTTTGCCTTTTCTACTTGAAAGACTGGAGGGTATTTATCAAGGATTGACTGAATGTCATCCTTAATATAAGGTAAGGCAAGAAGAATATCTTTCAGATACTTATTCTTGGCTTCTATTTTTTCTTCAAGTTCCTTCATCTCAATCTTATGAAAATGGTCTATCTTATCTTTCGCAAACTTATCAATTCTTTCATTTTCACGGCGACAATCTTCAATGTTTGCAGATGTATATCCCCATCCTCCTGCAAACCTTGAACTATTATTTCTATGTTTCATCTGTTGAATTTCTTCACTTAATTTAGTTCTCCAGTCCATTGTGTTCAAGTAATACAGCTGGGTAAAATATCAATTTTATAGGGGTAGATTACCACCCTTATAAAAATGGAAACTGGGTTAACGCGATAGCGCTCAAGGTTTAAATTCTTAGATCATTCTATATCTAATGGAGACTTATGAACTTCAAAGGATGGGTGTGAGAGAACTTCGCAAAGTTTGTAAAGAGAATGGAGACAAGAACTATGCATGGTTAAAGAAAGTAGAATTAATTTTTTTGATACAAGGGTTTGATACAAATTGTGGGAACTGTAAACGTAAACTTAGAGTAGACGAAATGCAAAAATATTTAGATAATCCTGATGAATGTCAAGGTATGGATAACAATGATGAATATTTACCATGTTGTTTTAATTGTTTTCAGGATGAAAGGAGTTCTTGTTATATATGTGCAGAAACATATATGAATAATTCATTAGAATTAGCAATTATGGAAGATGGTGAAGAAGAAGCGATTTGTATACATTGTGCGCGCTGTAGTAAATGTAGTGAATTAATTACAGTAATTTGTGATGGAGGAATACAGCAGATAAACTGGATTGATGGGTCTTTGATTTGTAAGATTTGTATTGATCGCGATGAATGCGACGAGTAGTAAAATTGATTTCAAAAAACCTCGTATTTATTTCAATCAAAATGAATATGAGTATTACACAAGGCCTTGCGGAACTGAAGTTGCTCGATAAGCGCATAAGCAAGTCTCTGGGTTGGGGTTGTGATCTTGAATGGGCGCAACTAAGAACTAAGGCAAAGAAGGTAGATGAGGCTGACCTCAAGAAGACAGTGCAATCAGAGTACCAGTCATACATGGACCTTGTGAAGCGTCGTGACGTAATCAAGCGTGCCATCGTTCTGTCCAACGCACAGACGCAGATCACAATCGGGACGGGTCCAAAGAAGTGGTCAGGCACTGTAGCAGAGGCCATCGAACACAAGTCAAGTCTGAAGTACAAGAAAACCCTGCTTGGTTACATGGAGAAGAATATCGTTGTGGTAGATAATGAGTACAATGACGCAATGGAGGCTCTGGAGAAGAGACTAGACGGACTACTGACTTCTGAGCTAGGAAAGGATGTCAAGACAAACCCTGACACAATCACGGCTCTCAGAAACAGTTTCATGGAGACAAACAAGGTAGAAATCGTGGATCCGATGAATGTAAAAAAGATGGCAAAGGAGTTGGAGGAGGAAATCGACTCATTCGAGTCTAATGTCGACTGGGTTCTCAGTGAGGCGAATGGTAAGACAATGATTACAGTGTAAAAATTGATGGTGTTATATGAAGAAATGGGGTCATAGGGGCAGAGCCCCTATCCCCTACCTTGGTGAAAAGCAAATTGACCGTGGCAACAACGATAAGTTGCAAAAAATTATTTCCAACTCAGGACATAACGTTCAGGCCTCGATTATACTGAGGCCTCAAGGTTCAATGTTCAACTCTTGTGTCTTTATCGGTGGGGTCATATAAACTCCCTGCTCTTACAAGATGCATTCAACTATAACATTTAGGGTTCAAATCCATTTCCACTTGTAATCTTAGAATTGTTAAAGTCTACGGGTTTTAATGGTTCTAGGTATATTCTTGGAAATGTTCAATTGTCAACATTCGATTAAATCCAGGGTAAAAGGTAATAGGAAACGTCAAATCCTGCGAACCTCCTGGCTACCAAGGTAGGGGTATTTTTTTATGAATTGGGTTACCCCTATAAAATTGACCAATAGAAATCCATAAGATATAACACATAATGGATTATACTAAGAAGTCAAAGGATGAACTTATCGCAATCTGTAAGGAGCGCAAAATCAAGGGATATAGCACCCTGAATAAGGAGGCTATTATAGCCCTTATTGAGCTTGCTACGCCTTCGGCTACTCAAGTCGTGACTAATCCTACAGTCCCTGTAGTTCCAGTAAACACCGTTATTCCTACAGCGCCACAAGAAGTAAACCAGGAACTCGTTGCGAAATACGTGCCCCCCACAGTAACCCATCTTTCTCCTTTAGTCAAATGGTCTGGTGGAAAGGCAGAGGAAATCAAGCACATCCTACCCTACATGCCTACACACGAGATTTATGTAGAGCCATTCGTTGGCGGCGGCGCCCTCTTCTTCCATTTGAACCCTCAGAAGGCTATTATTAACGACATTCACCCTGACCTCGTGACACTCTATAGGGCTATCGGAGCAGGGCGACGCCTAGACATGAAGGCATTCATGACGGCTCATCCTAACTCAGAAGAAGAATACTACAAGGTTCGTAGAATGCCAATTACATCTGATTTCGACTCAGCTTGCCAGTTCTACTATCTTCGTAAGACGTGCTTCCGTGGCATGCTTCGCTATAACTCTTCAGGGGAGTTCAATATCCCCTATGGAAAATACAAGACCATCAACTTCTCAGACCTCGATAGCAACGGGCATGAACAGTTGCTCGCAAGAACTAAGGTAATGAGTGGCTCATTCAAGGATGTCTTTGCTGCATGTGACACTCCTGAGCACTTCATCTTCCTCGACCCTCCTTATGATAGCAAGTTCACGGACTATGGCTATTGCTCCTTTGGCAAAAAAGAGCAGGAGGAACTCGCAGCCTTATTCAAGAAGTCAAAGGCTCGGTGTATGATTGTTATTGGCGAGACGGATTACATTAAAAATCTGTATGCTGGCTACATTGTCCATCGGTATCCCAAAAACTACAAGTTCAAGATCCACTCTGGTCGTGTGGGTGAGGAGATCAATGTGAACCATATTGTCATCTGTAACTATAAAGTATAAAATGGCTAGATGTGATGAATTGTATTATACTCAGGTTTAATGGGACCTTTCCACTCAATCAATGAAACACGACCATTGCT